ATACCCATCAAGTCCAGTAGCAACAACTTCTGGTAGCACCGCTTCAACTTCTTGAGCAATAACACCCGTATGTCGCACAGTTTCTGGTGTATCAGTACGCAAATAAGTAACACCGTTGATTTGACTAATTTTTATTAACGCATCTGGAATCGGTTGAATGTCTGTTTTAAGGCGTTTATCAGAAGAAGAATGGTGGATCGTTGCAGATAAGTTACCAGTTGATGGGTTATAAGTTAACTTACTGCTAGATACGTTTGCGGTTGTAATAGTCCCCGAAGTAGCTGAAGTTAAAAGTACATATCGTGTGGCGTTTGAGGATGTATCGTCAGTAAGAGTAATACCACTAGTAACCGTTGCGTAAGTTTGGTCGCCTCTTAAAAACGTAGATGCGTTAGCTGTACCAGTACCAAGACGGGCTGTAGCCACAGTTCCTGACGAAAGGTTTGAGGCGTTAATAGCTGTTAAAGCAGAGCCGTTTCCAGAGAACGAAGTTCCTGTTATTGCCCCAGCACTAAATTCACCCGATGTACCTCTTAAAACAATCGTACTGGCTCCGTTAGCCGTAGCAGCTGTAGTACGGGCGTTGGCAATAGTGCCACTAGCTATATTAGAAGCATTAATAGCCGTTAGAGCTACACCGTTACCCGATACCGAGGTAAACGTACCAGCATTAGCAGTAAAGTTACCAGAGGCATCTCTGGCTACTATGGTCGAAGCACCATTGGCAGAAGCAGCAGAAGTCCTAGCATTGTCTAAAGTTCCCGTAGTAATTGCCGAAGCATTAATAGCAGTAAGGGCAGAACCGTTACCAGAGAAAGAAGTCCCTGTTATTGCCCCAGCAGCGAACTCACCTGATGCTCCACGAAGAACAATAGTACTAGCGCCATTACTAGAAGAAGCAGAAGTCCTGGCATTTGCTATAGTCCCTGAAGCAATGTTAGATGCATTAATAGCGGTTAAGGCTACACCGTTACCAGAAATAGAAAGAGATGTAATATCGCCTGCACCAAAGCCACCAGACCCGTCACGAAGAACAATCGTAGAAGCTCCGTTAGCGGAAGCTGCAGAAGTACGAGCGTTAGCTATGGTTCCGCTAGATATATTAGATGCATTAATTGAGTTGATTGCTGAACCGTCACCGCTAAACAAAGAAGCGGAAATTACGTTAGAGCCAAAGTTTCCAGAGGCGTCACGCAGTACGATTGTGCTTGCGCTATTAGCCGTGTTACCAGTAGTGCGGTCATTGCTAATTGTTCCGCTGGTAATGTTTGAAGCATTGATGTTGGTTACAGTAGCTGCATTACCTGAGAGATTGGTAAACGAACCTGTAGTTGCAGTGACGTTTGTAGAGTTAACATCGGTTGCGGTAATTGTATTAGCAGTAAACGAGCCAGTAGAGTCACGCAAAACAATGGTGTTAGCACCATTAGATGAGCTAGCTGTTGTCTGAGCATTAGGTAAAGTGCCTGTTGTAATACTAGAAGCATTAATAGCTACGTTGGCTGCATTGGTAAGTTGGCCTTGAGCATTAACTGTAACTTGAGCAACGTTGCCACTATCGCCATAAGTAGCGGCAGTAACGGCTGTATTTGAAATACTAAATGTTAAGTTGGAAAGGTTAAGACCTGTACCAGCAGCGTAGATCTGAGAAGAGCTAATTTGCGCAAACGTAATATCTGTAGTGCCAAATGTAATTGTGCCTGTTGTATTACATGTATACGTCCGACCAGCGCCTGTATTACCAGACGATACAAAGAAAGTAGAACCTTCTCCTAAATTATCAGAACTAGTCAAACCAAATGTATCAGCATCGGTTGCACGGGTTAATACCCACTGTGCAGAAGCATTACCTGGATTAGTAACTGTATATACACCGTTTTGTACCGCATTAGCCTGTGCATATACCAAAATACGAGCTGCATTAGATACGCTTACACCATCAACAACAAGAGCAGCATTAGCAGCGTTATTTGTAAGTGTTGCGCCTACGCCATTACTAGCGCCGTTTGGTTGGGCATATACAGCAACTAAAGCTACATCTTCTTCAACTAAAACAGGTTCGTGAAAATGAATACCAGAGGTAACTAAACCGTCTACATAGGCTTTGTTTGTAATATCCGTAGAATTTGCAGCGTTGGTTGTAATCGTTCCATTTGTTAGCGTTACAGTAGTAGCTGTTAAGTTAGTTGTGTTGACATTAGTAAACGACACCGTATTTGTGCCATTACCACCAATTTCCACTAAGCCAGTAGCATTGTTTAAATAAATCGCTTCTTCGGCTGGTTGTGTAATAAATACTTCTAAAGTACTTGCCGAACTAAAGCTAACTTTGGTCCCGCCTGTAGACGAAGAAAGAACCGTAGTCCTAGCTAATGTAGCTGGAGACGTAAACGTGCCAAGACCAACCTCCCACTCTCCATCATTTGGTGAAGTGGTATTGTGGATTGTGTAGTAAACAGTAGAACCGTTAGCTACTGCAGACGCAAAAGTCTGATAGCCTGTAAAGGCACCAGCAAGTGTTACGCTGCCTGTACCCGAACTAGAGCTGGATTCTTTAACCCTATCTTTTAAGACCAAAGCCATTTGGCTCTCCTATTACGAAGCGGTCAAACGAATAATTGCGTTAGTTGCGTCTGCTGTTGGGAAGTTCACCGCAAAAGTACCGTTGGTCGATGTCTTATCACCACCAAAAGCTAATACGCATACAGCAGCGTTTGCTAAGTTAGCGTTATAAATCAAAGCGCCATTAGCAGTAATCGTTGCATTTGCCCAAGAGCTATTAGTAAACGAGATAAAAGCTACGTTACCAGTATTTGTTGGGGTTACGCTAACAGACAAAGTATTGCCACCAGCAGAATAGTTACCTGCTGAAGCTACTTCATTGCTAGTTGTATACGCAGTGGTGTTCTCATCCAAACTAGCAGAGCTGGTGTACAGCGCTAATTTAAATGTGTTTGCTGAAAAATTATGCTGACCATTCAAGATTTGAACCTTGAAACTTGTCGCCATTGCTTGGGTAATTGCCATTTTTTGCTCCTAAAAATTATCTAACAGGTCCAGGTACAGGCAGCCTAAGTTGTCCATCACGGTATGCGCTTCTTCTATCTTTACCATCACCCAGTTCTCTGAGTAACGCTAAGGATTCTTGGTATTTGGCTTCGTAGTAACTAACCATGTCTTGCTCCCCCTTTTGGAAGATCACGGCTTCTCTTAACGAACCATACAACAATACAGTTTCAAAATTATCACCTAACCAAGATGTCCCAGCAATAACAATAGACTGTGGGTAATAGTAGTAGTGCAGTTCTACATTGTAGTTTTGATCGGGAGTCGGTCCAATAATGTATGTATACGGCTCAAACTGGGCGTAATAACGAGGAACGCCTTCATCTGTAGGGTTTGGGTACGCCTGCCGAATAAAGTTAACATCCTTGTCGATTAAGAACTCTTGGCTACCATCAGCCAGAATAACCGCCATCGAAAAGGACGCTAAGTAGTCTGGAGGTAACGCAAGGTACTTGTCGCTCTGTGTAAAGTTGCCTACCTGATTCTTACGAATAGCAGGTATTTGAACGGCGTTATAAATCCGCTCCTCACATTGCTGGACAAAAAGCGGAATATTGTCTACAAAAGTCTGTTCATAAGACTCAGAATAGTCAAGAATCGCTTGCGTTAACTGTGCGTAATTCATTATGCCATCGGGCCTCGTGAGGTAAAGCCTTTAGTTGCTGCGCCTGATCCACGCTGTTTCATCTCACCATGCTTGTTAATTGGTTGATCGTTGTTCTTGGTATATCCGCCTACAGACATATTTACCTGATCTACGCCATTGCCTGGCTTAGTAACAGCAGATTTTACTGTAGTTATTTTCTTACCATCCATTGTGTGCGGTGCAGCATAAACCGAAGCAGGTCCTACTTCCTTGCCGCCTTTTTTCATAGAAAATTTAGCCATGATTAACCTTTCTTTTGAGCAGCAATCTTTGCAAGACCACGACCCATTTTTTTCATATCTGCATTGGTTTTGCCGCCTTTAGAGCCGCTGTGTTTTGGACCTTTTTCAATAGCTACTGTTGGACCTGAATCACCTAGGTTTTTACCTTCGGTTTTGCCAGTTTTAGTAATACCATCTGCGCCTTTTTTAAACATTTTCAACTCCTTAAGTTGTCGTTACCGATACTGTACCAACAATTACTTGTTGTACCAAGTCATTTGGGGTTAATCCTGCATCTGGTCCCCTACTACCGCCTACAGGGTTCCAACCCCATTGTATTACTCTACTACCCATTTCTGGACTACCAAACCCGTCTGGGCCAATGCCCGTCTGGTTAATCTGCAAGCCGCTTTGCCCTGATACTAAATAACTTACGTCTGGTCTCGGATTCCTAACAGCCTGTGGGTCATTTACTGGGTACAAGCCTAATGACAATTGTGGCTGATCTGGATCCCAACAGCTAGGGCATACCAAAATATTCTTTATTTGTTGCTTAACAACTAATTTTTTAAGCTCCTTTAGTTTATACCGCTGACCGCATCGGTCACATTCGGCAATTGCATATTTGCCACTACTAAATTTACTAGGCATGATTAGCTGTAAAACATATTACGGGGGACAAAACGAACAGGGGCTTTTTCTCGGTCTTCGCTAGACGCCAAGTCCCATTGCTGTTCGTAGTCGGCTTTAAGCATCATTATTCTGTTTGGATCAACTCCAGGCATTTTGCCACTTAACTGATAAGCCAAGCCCGCCACCATGCAAGGTATAAAGCGGAACGGAATGTCCTGAGTTCTAATACCAGTACCTGAGTCTTGTATTCTACGCATTCTGTAATACACAAATGTGTATTGGGTTCCTGGTGGGTTAGGGGTAGGCCAAACGTTAATTGAAGGTAAATTGTTGGTATATACCGCCGTAGCTGTTGTGTGGCTTGCCGCTGTTGTGCCGTTCTGACCCCGCCAAGCGTTTAAGATTTGATTTCCTACGATGTTCTGATAGCCAATAGTCTCATTATCAATATTAATAAAACCCTGAGTAGGTAAATATGTTGCGTTAACTAAAGTAATGGTTGTGTCAGTTGCGGTTATAGCACCATTTAAAGCAGCCTGTGAGACGTTTGCAACGTTACCTGACTGTCGGTTAATCCAAACCTGAATAGGGCGCCCTGTAGCGTTTTTATTAGGAATGGTGATGTATGTAGACTCGCTAATACGACTAATATTGATGTCAATCTGATTATTACCCTGACCATTATTAGTACGCACCACAGTATCCAAGAGGTCAATCGTATCCACTGGAATAGGATAAATAGCCTGACCCGTGTTCATTATGATCTGCCCTTGCTCGACAGTCCACAAATTAATACCTCGATTGGCCCACTCAATAGTAAGCAGATTTAAAGACCGTCTAGCGGTTTTAAAATCATAACCAGATCGAAGCTCTAAACCACAACGCTCAAACGCCTCCTCAATGAGGTCGTTCATGTCTAGGTTAAAAGCTGTGGTACCTGTAGTAGTCATATTTTCCTATACGGTTTTACTTTTGCTTTTATTCCTTTGGGCTGGGGCACGAACTGTTTTCCCTGTGCTTTTCCCGCCCGCTTTGCTCGTGTTGTTGCTGCGTACTCTTGTGGGCTTAACGCTTCGATTGCTTTCTTGGGCAGGTATCTCTCGCCCGTCTCGGACGACTTCTTGCCTGACTTGGTCTGCCAGTCTTGGTCTCCCCAAGATTTTAAAGACTGCTGTGATTTTGCTAAACCACCCCCTGCCATCTTCTTCTTTTTGCTGACGCAATGAGCCTTCTCCGAGAACCCTTTTGGGCTGTCGCAGTTGATCGACTTTTTGCGTTTGTCTGACCATTTCACTTGTACCCGCCGCCTTTTTCTTTATAACGTTTAGCTAGGAGTTGTGCTTTTCTCGCTGACCATTGACCCGCTGCCGTACCATGCGTAGCCGATGCTTTAATACTATTAAATAAAGCCTTACGCATACCAGGTTGCGTATAATTACCAGCTTTATTAACCGTACCACCCTCTTTGTATTGAGCCGTTTTAGCAGCATTTGCAAAATCACTTTTCTTAGGAGCACCTTTAGCACCAGCACTACGCATCTTCTCACCAGACCCCGCAGCTATACGTTTTTTCTTAGCAGCGATATTGGCATAAAGTCCACCACCCGCAAACATCTCCACATCCTCTGGATTGTCCTTGCGTTTGATCGTTTTCTTACCTGGCATCTTAGTAGGCATTATGGCGCCCATGCCACGACTTGGTCTCATGCTCTAGTCTTTCCTCTAATTGCTATGCCATCTGCACGCTTGGATGCAGACTTAACTTTACCGCCTTTTTTATAGGATTTGTATCCCTCAACACCGCCAGTAGGCTCAGATTGTTTTGAGCGATATTGGCTTGCAAGTGCTGCCATTTCTTTATTGGCAGCCTCTTTTAAAGCAGCTTCTTTTGCAGCTGCTTCCTTTGCAACGTCAGAACTTTTGTCATCATTAAGATGTTTTGATACAAATTTCCCAGCAATTCCTAAAGCACCAGAATCGGCTAACTTTCCAAATGCTCCTTCTTTGGTAATTAAACCAGCTAAAGGACTAATATCTCCAAGTTTGATTTCCATATTTACACCATATTTCCTCTAGTTTTGCCACGAATAGCAATACCGTCTGCTCGTTTAGAGGCGCTAGATATTTTGCCGCCTGCTTTAAACGGTTTGTCTAAGCCCTTCATACCACTAAAATCACCACCGCCACCGCCACCAGTAGGCTTGGGTAATCTGCCCATATCTTGTAGCCTTTCGGTATAAGTGCGTGGGCTTTCAGCTTTAGCTTTAGCTCTTTGCTCTTCTGCCATTTTACTTGCTTCAGCCTTAGCTTTTTCGTTATCTTTTTTCACTTTTTCCGCCGCTTTATCATACTCGCTAGGCCCAAACTTTTCCTTGGGAGGAGTGTATTTATCACTCTTACCATCGCCAACCTTTTTAGAAGGGTCAATAGGCTCTATTGGCATTTAGCAAGCCTTGCCGCCTGATTTCATTTTAATCATGGTGCCTTTGGTTTTTCCTTTAATTTCAACACCACCGCCACGAGCCATGCCGTGCATCTTCTTCTCATGACCTTTAACAGCTGTTGCTGCTACTTTCTTCATCATTGGCTTGTCTTTAGCAATGTCTGAATGAGCCATACCACCTTTAGCCATTTTGCCTTTGCCGTCAGCAGCAAACGCTGGTACTTTTTTACCGTCTTTCATAACCATTGGCATGCCGCCATCAGCCATCTTCATTGGTTTCTTTTTAGCCATAATAGCCATCATTCCTGGGTTCATCTTTTTCATTTCTTTATCCTCTTTTTGGTTAGTTAAAACGCCGCCTGCTTTTTTGCCAACATACTTTAATAAGCTGTAATTTGGCATTTGAATCTTGCCATGATGCGTTTTTGGCTTATTAATACCTGCAAACTTTGATGTAGTTCCTCCGCTACGGAACTTTTTTCCTTTGTCTGCTTCTAGGAAGTCCTGTCCTACTGACTGCGGTATTCCTGCTTTTTTGGCAAACTTAGGATTACTAGCCACAGCTGCCATTAAATTATGCTGTTTTTTTGATACGCTTGGCATTATTTACCTTTGAATAAGCTGGTCAATTTTGCTTTCAAGTTTGTTAAACCTTGCATCAATGTGTTCAACAATGCGTTCCACTTCTGCTTTAGTGACGTTATCACGTGCTACCTCCTCACGGGTTTTGTTTAATAAAATATCAATCCGTTTTAGTTCGTTGAACTTCTCATGCATGATGTATCCAATCAACGCCACAAATATGGTTAACCCACCAGTCCAGAGTTCTAACATATTCATACCATGCGTCCTCTAGTCTTACCTTTAACTGCAATACCGTCAGCACGTTTAGAGGCAGAAGATACTTTACCGCCTGCTTTCATCTTTCGACCTTCTTGCTTATCTTGTTCCTCGTACTGTTTTTGTCGATCTTTAAGTTCTTGGCGTTTTGTTTCTCTGCGGTCATTTCCAACCATTGAAGAAATTCCTTTATAAACAGGGTAAAGTACATCCCCTATTTTGTTACCTATTTTTTCGCTAATCGGAGTTCTGTCTTCAAATTTATCAGCCATAATTACACCATCTTACCTTTGGTTTTGCCTTTAACCTCACAGCCACCGCCACGTACAGCTCCGCCTTCTCTACAGTTCCAAGCCCGTAAAGACTTGTTGATGCGGCTGTCTGGATCGTTGGCAGTTTTAGCGCTAGTTAGCTTTTTCTTCATACCCTTCATGCGGGCACAAAACGAGTCACGTCTTGAACCACCTTCTGGTTGTGGACGTTTAAGTCCAGGCTTACCAGGATTGGCTGCGTTGTACGAAGCTCGCCCCTTAGCATTTAAGCCACCTTCAGGGTTCTTACCCTCTTTGCGAGTCCATGCAGGGGATTTAGCCATAGAACACCGTTGCCGTTACGCTTGAGCCAACCCCAACAAAAATACCGTTAGGGCAATTAATCCCTTCGCCTGGAATCTTAACAGGCAAACCTATTGTGTTAAATGTATCTAGTTCAACGTAAATATTTGTGTACATTGTCACTGTACCAGAAGCCACTCCAGATGTTGCTGAAGTCACTGTAAATGTATTAGTTGTTACGTTAGATACTTCGTACACCCCATCACGCATGGTAGTTCCAGCCGCAACATCTAAAAATACCCGTTGACCGTTTGTTAAACCATTGTTGTTAATCGTAACCGTAACTAGTGCTCCAGTACGACTCCAAGTGCCCGATTGCGAAGTCGCTGGATCTGCAACTGCCATATTTCTTGCAGACACAGTACCAGTAGTAATCAATACGTTTTTTAAGCGTACAGGGTTTGTGGTAGCGATTCCAGATGCTGAAGCATGATACGATTTAACGTCATATTGCTGCATAGTGTCATCCGTAAAACAGCGTAGTTGTTACCGAAGCTGGTAAACCAACATAAATACCATCTGTCGCTAAAATACCTTCGCCTGGAATAAATGTATAAAAAGCCGTAGCAGAAGAACAGTCAAATTCAGCTAATATGGATGCGTACATTGTTACATTGCCGTTAGTTGTTGCTGAAGCTACTGTAACTGTAAACGTGTTTGTAGAAACGTTAGATACATCATACGGACCATCAGCAGAGCTTCCAGAGGTAAAGTCTAAATAAACTCTATCCCCGTTTGACAGCCCATGATTAGCAATAGTTACCGTGCAAACGGTAGAGGCTGGTACATTGTACGTACCAGAAAGGCTTAAGTTATTAGCAAAAATAGTATTTACCGTTGTAGCTCCAGAAGGGGACATAAGAACCCCTTTTAAGCGAGTTCTGTACCCTACCGCCACACCTGATGCGCTTGCGTGTGCTGACTTTACGTCATATTGCATACCCATTTTAACTCTCCTGGTTTTCCTGTTGAGTAGCAAGTTT